TTATCCAAAATGCGTGCCTATTGCAAAAGCAAGAGCGATGAGCAAAGGGCAGCGTGCGGGTGCCGTAAGAAGAAAACAAGCGAAAGCGAATACAGGCCCTACACCTAGTAGAGCTGCAACATTCGCACCTAAAAGAAAAAAAGCATACATGGGAGGACTCATATGAAAATGCCAAACACTAAATATACTGGTAGTTTTATAAAAGGTGGTCCTGGAGAAAATCAAAGTTATAAAAAATATTACGGCAGCATGCTCAAAGGTTTTAAAAGAGGTGGTGACGTAATGCCAAAAAGAAATAAAAAAAATTTTCGTCCTACTGAAAAGGGCGCAGGTATGACACGAGCCGGTGTCGCTGCCTATAGAAGAGCAAATCCCGGTTCAAAACTAAAAACAGCCGTGACTGGTAAAGTGAAGCCAGGATCAAAAGCTGCAAACCGACGTAAGTCGTACTGTGCAAGAAGCGCAGGGCAAATGAAAAAATTTCCAAAAGCAGCAGCAGATCCTAATTCTAGACTACGCCAGGCTAGAAGAAGATGGAAATGCTAGACAGATTTATTTATAATTTTTTTGCTAAGATTGATGATGCAATATCTTTTGTAGAAACTTATGCTATTAAGTTTACTGAATGGTGTTGGCACACTAGAGTAAAACTTTTAAAGAAAAAAAGAAAAAAATGAAAAAAGCAATCCTTCAAGCATTAGAAGATAGATACAACGCACAGATATCAGAAGCTGATGCAACCATAAAAATATATTTAGAAAATAGTGTTGGCATTGGAGAACATCCACAACACGTTGATGAAATAGATAAACAAATAGAAAAGATTGCTAATGCACAAGAAAAATTAAAAGAACTACAGGCATTTAAAATATGAGTGATCCAAAAAAAGGTACTGGCAAAAAACCAAAAGGATCGGGTAGGAGATTATACACAGATGAGAATCCTAAAGATACTGTTAGTATTAAGTTTGCGACTCCTACTGACGCTCGTAAAACTGTTGCAAAAGTTAAAAAGATATCTAAACCGTTTGCAAGGAAAATACAAATTTTAACTGTTGGTGAACAGCGCGCCAAAGTTATGGGTAAATCAAAAGTCGCTGCAATATTTAAGAAAGGTAAAGAATCAATAAGGAGAAATAGAAATGGATGAAATTACAGTTATAACTAAAATACAAAAAATGTTAAAAGAAAGATACCAACAAGTTGGTGATACAATGGTAAGTGGGGGTGTTGACAATATGGAAAAATACAAGTACATGTTAGGACAGGCACACGCCTACCAATTTATTTCAGGGGAAATATCCAACCTGCTAAACAAAGGAGCTAAAGATGAAAACGGAAAAGTCATTAATATTGGAAAAGACAGAAGTCCCAAAGCATAAAAATGCTTTAGAAGAGAAATACGAAAAACAAAACAAAGAAGCTCATCAAAAAGAAGTTGATGGCTACGAACGTTTAAAGAAAAAAGAATCAAATAAATTACCTCAACCTACTGGTTGGAGATTAGTTGTTCTGCCATTTAAATTACCAGAAAAAACTAAAGGTGGATTATATCTTGGACAAGATACTTTAGAGAGACAACAAGTAGGATCTACTTGTGGCCTTGTTCTTGCTATGGGTCCACATTGTTATGATAAAGAAAAATTTCCAGAAGGCCCTTGGTGCAAGAAGGGTGATTGGGTGATTTTTGCACGTTATGCAGGATCACGAATACAAATTGACGGGGGCGAAGTTAGATTGCTAAACGACGATGAAGTATTAGCTACAATCGATAACCCCGAAGATATACTTCATCAATATTAACCATAGGAGGATACTATGCAAGACACAGACAAAGTAGTTGACATTGATACATCCGGTCCAGGTGCAGAAGTTGAACTTGATTCACCAAAAGAAACTTTGGTAGAGCAACCCGACGATAAAACACCAGCGGAGGATAAATCACATGAAAATGAACGTGAAACAAAACTTGAAGACGGTGGTAGCGCCGATGACGCATCTGCGAAATCTGATGAGCCAACTGATGTTCAAGATGACCAAAAAGAAAAGACAGAGCAAAAGAAAGAATTAGAAGAATACTCAGAAGGAGTAAAAAGAAGAATAGCTAAATTAACTAAAAAAATGCGTGAAGCAGAAAGACGTGAAGAAGCTGCTACCATGTATGCAAAAAGTGTTTTAGCTGAAAAAGAACAACTTAGTTCTAGACTTACAAAATTAGATACAGGATTTGTGTCTGAAAAAGAAAATAGAATTAAGGCTGGTATGGAAGCGGCTGTAGCTAAATTAGCTAAAGCTAGAGAAGAAAGTGACCTAAAAGCTGAAGTAGCTGCAAGTGCAGAAATTTCAAGATTAGGTTATGAAGAAGCAAGACTTGCTGATTTAAAAGCAAGACAAGCTGAAAATAAAACTGACACACCAGTACAACAACCTCAAGAACAAGTGGAACCACAAAGACAGGTAGATCCTAGAGCTAGAGAATGGGCTCAAAAGAATACCTGGTTTAATAAAGATCCAATTATGACCGAGGGAGCTAAAGTAATACACAGACAATTAACAGAAATTGAAGGATATGATCCTAATACTGAGCCTGAAGAATATTATTCAGAAGTAGATAGAAGAATAAGACTTGAATTTCCACATAAGTTTGATACAATAGCTGCCACGGAAACGACTAAACCTACTCAAACTGTTGCATCTGCAACGCGTAGTAGTAAAACCTCTGGTCGCAAAATTGTGAAACTCACACCTTCACAGGTAGCAATTGCTAAAAAATTGGGTGTGCCACTTAAAGACTATGCGGAACAATTGAAAATCACGGAAGGAGTATAAGCATGGAAAATCAAGATAAAAAAACTTCACGTGCGAGTCAGACTAGAGAAAAAACATCTCGACCAAAAGTCTGGTCTCCACCATCTTTATTAGATGCACCCCCTGCACCGGCAGGATTTGTACACAGATGGCTTAGAGCTGAATCAATGGGATTCGACGACTCTGCTAACGTACAAGGTAGATTAAGATCTGGCTTTGAATTAGTTAGAGCTGACGAATACAACGAAGCAGACTATGCAGTTGTACAAGACGGTAAATACAAGGGAGTGATCGGTCAAGGTGGCCTAGTGCTCGCTAGAGTACCTGAAGAGATCGCAAAGCAGTACGCAGCTTATTATCAAGAACAAGCTCGCGAACAAAACGAAGCTTTCGACAACGATCTCATGAGGGAAGAGCATCCAAGTATGCCTATCAGTGTTGATAGAAATACTCGTGTAACTTTTGGTGGTACGAAGAAATAGTTTTTTAACAATTTCTAGTTACATCAATTAAATTAAACAATGGAGATAAACTATGGCAAACCAAGATAGTCCTTTCGGTCTAAGAGCGATAGGAAAAATCGGTCAGAATAGAGACAACCAAGGTTTAGCAGAATTTAGTATTGACGCAAATGCAACAGCTATATTCGGTCAAGATCCAGTAAAAGCATTAAATACTGGAACTATCGGTGTAGCAGGGGCAGGTGATGTTTTACTAGGGGCTCTAAACGGAGTTTTCTTTACTGACGCGAATACAAGTAAACCAACGTTTGCGAACCATCTGTTAGCAAGTAACACTGCTACAGATATCGTAGGCTTTGTATCTTCAGATCCGTATGAAAGATTTGAGATACAATCAGATAACACAACAGCTTCTGCACAAACTGATGTTTTCATGAACTATGACATCACTTATGCAGCGGGAAGTACACATGATCATCTTTCAGGTGTTGAATTAGATGATTCAACTTTGAACTCAACTACTGGACAACTAAAAGTAGTTGGTGTTTCAAAAGACATTAAGAACAATGATTTAACTGCATCGCATGTTAACTTTGTTGTAATGATCAATGAACACTTCTTGAAACAAGTAGCTGGCGTATAATAGTTAGAATAGGAGATAAAACATGGCTATATCACGAGGACAACTAGTTAAAGAACTAGAACCAGGCCTGAATGCACTATTCGGACTGGAATACAAAAGATACGAAAACCAACATGCTGAGATCTACGCGACAGAAACTTCAGACAGAGCTTTCGAAGAGGAAGTAATGTTATCTGGAT